TTCTGCATTATCACAATCTAATATAGTCTGCCTGTTGTACTTGAGCGTTACGTTTTCAGGCTTTAGAAATATATGATCCCCTGCATAACTGAGAGCTGATTCAAATGTGTTCTGAGGCGCTTTCATAAGGTCTTCAATACCATATTCAGCGCAAAATATATCTAAGTATCTCTTTGTATCCTGTTTAAACGTATCTAACACGCTGTTATCTGTATTCTGCACTGTATCACCTCCAGATAATTAATATAAATAAAAAAAGCCTGGACCTACTA